CCAAGATTGGCAGCAGCGGCGACTCCGCCAAGATTGGCAGCAGCGGCGACTTCGCCCAGATCGGCAGCAGCGGCTACTACGCCCAGATCGGCAGCAGCGGCGACTCCGCCAAGATTGGCAGCAGCGGCGACTCCGCCCAGATCGGCAGCAGCGGCGACTCCGCCAAGATTGGCAGCAGCGGCGACTCCGCCAAGATTGGCAGCAGCGGCGACTTCGCTCAGATTGAAAGTGCGGGTGAAGATTCGGTTATCTGCTGCGCAGGTCACGACTCTGCTGTTAAAGCAAAAGCGGGGAGCTGGATTACTCTTGCTGAATGGAGATATTCCGAAGGCAAGCATAGGTACGTTCCAAAATTCGTTAAGACCGAGTATGTTGACGGCGAGCGGATCAAGGCTGATACATGGTACAAACTTATTGATGGAGAGTTTACCGAGGTGTCTCCATGACGGACGATGTTATCACTCTGCGAAACCATCTTCGCGTCGGCGCCCAGAACGCGCTGCGCCGTTGGAAGCTCTGCGAAATGACCGGCTGGACAGACCGGCACTTGCGGAAAGTGATCGAGGCGGCACGATGCGAGGAGGACGGCGAAGAATACTGCATTATGAACTTTGGCAAGGGCTACTATTTGTCAAACGATCCGGCAGAAGCCGAGTTGCTCCGCAAGATCGAGATGGCGCGGATAGCGTCCATTGTCGGGCGGACATACGGCCTGTCGGAGATGATACGGAAAGCGGGGAGGTCGTAATTTACATGGTTTACAAATGCGAAGCCTGCCACGCGATCTTCTTTGAGCCGTACACTTATCAGGTGCGTGAGAACCTTGACGGAGAGAACGGCATAGAAACGCGGACGGTCGCCGAGTGCCCGTTTTGCGGCGAAGAATGGTTTACGGAGGTGGAAGACGATGCCGAATCTGGATGACGGCACTTCCGGCTACCTGAAAGGCACGGCGTCGGTAACGGCCTATTTCCCGATCGACCGCAAAGGCACGGCGTACATCGTCTGCGAAGCCTGCCGGTTTTACAGACGGTCAAGCAAGCGCTGCGGTCTTACGGATGAAGTCATTCCGTGGCCGGACAAATACACCGGGCGAAACTGCCCGCTTACTTTGGAGGAAGAAGAAAATGGAGAACCTTGGAATCTATGAAAGCGTACGGCAAGTCCCGCCGTCCGCACAGCGTGAAATTCAAGCGGGGAGACTGAAAGGCAAGACCGACATTAACCCCATGTGGCGCATTAAGGCGCTTACGGAGCAGTTCGGCCCCTGCGGGATCGGCTGGAAGTACGTTATCACGGATAAGCGGTTGGAGCAGGGCGCAAACAACGAGGTTTCCGCATTTGTGGACATTGATCTTTACATCAAGGTTGATGGCGCGTGGTCAGATGCGATCCCCGGAACAGGCGGCAGCGCGTTTGTTGCCAGTGAACGAAACGGCCTTTACACCTCTGACGAGTGTTTCAAAATGGCGCTGACCGATGCTATCTCCGTTGCCTGCAAGGCGCTCGGTTTTGGCGCGGATGTGTATTGGGCGAAGGACGCGACCAAGTACACGCCAAGATCCGCAGAGCAGAAGCCGAGCAAGGCCGAGATGGAATCTTTTAACCAGGCGTACAAGGAACAGTTTGACTACATCTGCCAAGACTGCGAGCAGCCGATCACACCGCAGGCCTTTAACGGAAAGCTCTATCGTGTGAGCGACATCTCCAAAGGCGCGATGAAGAAATACGGTGTGCCGCTCTGCTGGGCTTGCATGGAAAAGAGGAAAGCCAATGAAAGCCCGATTGCATGATCTATCCCTTGCGCGGGATGGTGGGTATTTACTCACCATCGCCACGCGGGAGAATATCGGCCCGCTGTACGACGAGCTGCACGAGACGGACGTTGACGTGACCTTGAAGAAGCACCGCGAGAAGCGAAGCTTGGATGCCAACGCCTACGCATGGGTATTGATGGACAAGCTCGCAGAAGCCACAGGAACGCCTACAAGCGAGGTTTACCGGCAGGCCGTGAAGGACGTCGGCGGAAACACGGAAACCGTCTGCGTGCGAGAGAAAGCCGTACAGAAGCTATGCGGCGGATGGAACAAGAACGGTATTGGCTGGCAGACGGAAGTGATGGACAGCAAAATTGACGGCTGCAAGAACGTGGTTCTGTATTACGGGTCGTCCACCTTTGACACAAGACAAATGTCGCGTCTGATCGACAACATCGTGCAGGATTGCAAGGCGGTGGGCATCGAGACCTTGACTCCACAGCAGCTTGACGCGCTGAAGGAGGATTGGCGATGCACAAAATGACAAAGGCCACATCTAGCCCCAAAAGAGTCAAGGAGATCGTATACGAGCGCGACGGCGGGCGATGCATCCTCTGCGGGCGGAACAATGGAGAGTCTGTAGCGCACGTTATACGGCGCTCACAGGGCGGCAGAGGCATCGAGCAGAACATCGTGACGCTCTGCCCCTCCTGCCACCGAGCCTTTGACGAGGGGCCGCAGAGGACGGCGCTATACGCCTGCATCGTCGGCTACCTCAAAACGAAATATCCCGGCTGGACACGGGAGAACATGATTTACAGAAAAAACAGGGAGGAATTGAAATGAGCTTGAACAGGATCAACGTCATGGGACGCATTGGAAAGGACCTTGAGCTGCGCCGCACGCAAAGCGGCAAGGCGGTCACCAGCTTCCCCATCGCCGTCGACCGCGACGGTAAGGATGCCGGAACGGACTGGTTTGATGTGGTCGCGTGGGAGCGCACGGCGGAGTTTGCCGCGCAATACTGCGCTAAGGGGCGCACGGTAGTAGTAGACGGTCGCTTGCAGGCGCGAGACTGGACCGACAAGGACGGCAATAAGCGCCGCTCGGTCGAGATCATCGCCAATAGCGTGTACTTTGCCGACAGCAAGCCGCAGGAGGGACCCGCCGCATACAGTCCCGCATCAAGCAGCCCGGGCGAGTTTAGCGAGGTCGAGGACGACGGGGACCTCCCGTTCTGATGGAGGTGCGGTGTGAAGTACGATGCTTTGATTTACGATTGCGAGAATATCTTTGATGTAGATGATCCGGCACATAATATGATCCGCATCGACGGCCTCTCGCAATCAGAAGCAGATGACCTTTGCGACATTATGACCCAGCACGGCGTATCAATTTGCCTGCTCCCCTATAAGGAGTGAGCGCATGGCGGATATGACTTACATCAAGCTGTTTGTCGATTACTTAGACGCAATAGAGCCACTCGGTGACGCTGAGAGGGGGAGGCTTTTCACTTCCTTGTTAGAATACGCAAGGACGGGCGAAGCCCCGCAGCTTGGCGGGAACGAACGGTTTCTTTTCCCTATGATGAGGGCGCAGATCGACAGGGACAACGCTGCAATGGCGGGATTATCCGAGGCGCGAAGCAAGGCCGGGAAGATCGGAGCTGAAGCAAAACAAGCAAATGCAGGATTTTCCAAGCAAAACAAGCAAATGCCAAATTTGCCAAGCAAATCAAGCTATGACAAAGACAAAGACAAAGACAAAGACAAAGACAAAGACAAAGACAAAGACAAAGACGAGAGTATTACGCGCGCGAGGCGCTTTACCCCTCCCACTTTGGACGATGTTTTGGCTTATGTTCGGGAACGCGGCTCAGACGTAGACCCGCAACGGTTTCTTGATTTCTACGCATCCAAAGGCTGGATGGTAGGCAAGAATCCGATGAAGGACTGGAAAGCCGCTGTGCGAACATGGGAGAAGCGCGAGGATACGGGCAACCACTCCAATCCAACGCCCGGAAACAATGCGTGGATGAAAGAATACCTGTGAGGAGAAAAGCATGACAGAATACACCAACACGCCGATCCTGCCCGAGAAAGCCAAAGAGCTCATGTCCCTTGATACCGAGTACAAGGAGATCATCACCTACGGCAAGATCGAGGAGTGGTTCACAGCATGGGACGGGAAAGTCTATGTGAGCTTTTCCGGCGGCAAGGATTCAACCGTACTGGCCTACCTTGCCGCAAACTGGCTCTCACATTTCCGCACGCCGCCGTGGCCGCTGAACCTCGTATTCATCAATACGGGGCTGGAATATCCAGAAATTCAGAAGTTTGTAAACGAATATACGGACTGGCTGCGAAGGGAGTTCCCCCGCGTGACCGTAAACCTACACCGCCTGCGCCCGAAGATGAACATTCGGCAGGTGGTGACGAAGTACGGGTACAGTATCATCGGTAAAGACGTAGCGCACCGGATAGAAACCGCGCGGCGTTCACCAGATAGCCGAAGTATGAAGCTATTGCGTGGGGAAGTCTTGCGCACCGATGGGGAAAAGAGCATATACAACTGCGAAAAGTGGGAGTATTTGCTTTCGGCTCCATTCCTCATATCAGACAAGTGTTGTGAAATTATGAAAAAGTCCCCATCAAAAAGCTATGAGCACCGAGTGGATGTCAAGCCCATGACGGCAACAATGGCGGAGGAAAGTCTTCTGCGGATGCAAAAATGGCGTGAAACCGGTTGCAACGCCTTTGAGGGAAAGCGGCCAACGGGGAAGCCCATGAGCTTCTGGACGGAGCAGGACGTACTACGGTTTATCGTAGATCGGCATATCCCTATCGCAAGCGTCTACGGCGACATCGTGGCCAGCGACGGTGATAACGACTATGCGGAAACGCTGATCGACTGCAAGCTCCACTGCACGGGATGCCAGCGCACGGGGTGCATGTTCTGCGCATTTGGCGCGCACCTCGAAAAGGGCGAAAACCGTTTTGAGCGCATGAAGCACACGCATCCGAAGCACTACGACTTTTGCATCGGCGGCGGCGAATGGGACGAGGATGGGCTATGGAAACCTAACGAAAAGGGGCTTGGCTATGGTCGGGTGCTGGATTACATCGGAGTGAGGTATTGAGATGAAGGGAGGAACTATGAGAGATCAAAAGCTCGTAAATGCGCTGCGTGAGCACGCAGAATGGGCGGAGGGGAACCAGTGGGAAACGCCCATTACCCTGTGCGACGATCTGGCGGAAGCCGCTGACTTGATCGAGGCGCAGGCGAAAGAAATTGAGAAACTGCGGGCGCAGGTGCCCCGCTGGATCCCGGTGGAGGAGCGGTTGCCGGAGAATTTTCGGAAAGTGCTGTGTTGGGGTGAGTATTCCCGCTATGGAGACTTTAATGGAATGTTTGTAAATTACGCACTCGGATATCAAAACAACGGGAGCTGGGGCGGTGAAGTTGCCAATGGAACAAATGCTCGTGCTTTGGCGTGGATGCCGCTGCCGGAGCCGCCGAAGGAGGAAAGGTAAATGAAAAGACTGACAACTAATTGCCCGGATAACAACCTTGATGCCGCCCTGAATCTGTTTTACATCAAAGGCTCCGAGACGTGGGTGCGGGGCGGAGGCGATGGCCCGGATTACCCGGACATCCGGCTCTACGATTTTATCCGCAAAGCCGCAAAGATTTTGCTGCCGGACTTGGACTTCCCAATGGATGATGATGGCGTAGACTATGCGATGGGTGAGCTTTTGTTGGACGGTCCTGATGAGCCGACAGGCTTGCTTGCCCTGCTTTATACCGCAGCATGGTCATACGCAGAACTGCGTGGCAGGCTCATGCAATACGAGGACACGGGCAAGACACCGGTGGAAGTGTCCACGCTGGTTAAAGATTGGAACGACCTTTGCGCTATCGTCGTAGAGTGCGGTGGCGTTAGCCGCGTAAGGGTACTGGCCGAGGCCGACAGGGCCGGTCGGCTGGTGGTGCGTCCGTGCAAGGTGGGGGACACGTTATTCAGAGTGTTCGCCGGAGAAATCTTAGAGCACAAAGTCAGAAACATGAGATACCTCGCAATACAGGGACGGTGGGACATTGATACAACCCCGTTCTGCTCATACGTGGAAAGTTCCATAGGGAAAACGATTTTTTTGACCCGCGAAAAGGCGGAGAAAGCATTGGAGGCGAAGCGGTGATGTATGTCCTTGAGTACAAATCGCTCTACATCCCCCACGAGGAGCTGACTAAAAACCGCACGTTCCAAAGCTACCGGTGGAAGCAGTACGCTATGTGTGAGGAGCGCGGGCCACTGGAACAAATTAGGGCCGCGCAGAAAAGGCCGGAGGAGTGGAGAATTATCCCAATTGCCGGAAGTATGGAACAGGAGGGCTGACAATGGATGAATTCATAAGCCGCAAGGCGGCAATTGCTTATATCCGCGAGCAATCGGAAGAATGCCAAAAAGCGTTTGAAGAGCTTGGCGGGGAAAGCGGGATCTACGCAGATGCCTATAACGATTTGGCGGAGGACTTTTACAGTATCCCCGCCGCTGACGTTGCGCCGGTGGTGCATGGACGGTGGATTAAAGATGATTTTCTTTCCGATGATGTAAACAACGCCGAAAAATGTAGTCAGTGTGGCGAACTGATTGGATGGTTCGGGAATCTGCCGAACTACTGCCCCAACTGCGGCGCGAAGATGGACGGAGGTGATGGCGATGCGAAATCCATGTAAGGACTGCATCTATTACCATAAAGAGAACGGGACTTGCCAGTCGAAAAAATGTGCTACTGGCGGCAGCGGAAAAGTGTCTTGGGTCGATAGACTGTTTTGTTCTCCATGCAAAAAGAACGGAGGGGACAAGCGATGCGGGTAATTGACGCGGATAAATTCATTCTGGCCCTTATGGATGCGTCCCTATCTTCAGTTGACGAGGATACAATCCTTGATTTGATCGATAGCGTCCCCACCGTGGATGCCGTGCCGGTGGTGCGGTGTAAGGAATGCGCCGAGTTCCAGCAAAAAGGGAAATATTATAATGGGACGCCATTCGGTTATTGCTATCACTGGGATTATGAAGAAGGCTCATCTCCAAACAAAGTGGATGGTAACGATTTTTGCAGCTACGGTAAGCGGAGGGAGGACGCATGATTCGCATCATCATCGACATTGAAGACCACGGCGACAAGCTGGCGACCAAGGAGGCTGTGGCAATGGCGCTTGAGCAGTTCGGCAAGGTGCGCGTCGTCCTCGTATCGGACGGGAGGGGAAAATGAGCCTGACGGCATCTGACCTTGCACGTCTCGGGCCCGCGGCACAAAAACAGGTGGTTGAAAAGGTACTTGCTCAAAAAACGGGCAAGTACCACAACCGCAAAACCGTGCGGCACGGCATCACGTTTGACAGCAAGCACGAGGCTGACCGCTATGATGAGCTGCGGATGCTGCTGAAAACGGGGGAAATACACGATTTGAAGCTACAGCAGACATACAAGCTCGTGGGGGCGCAGAGAACGCCAACAGGAGCCGCTGTGAGGGCAGTTACATACATAGCCGACTTCGTGTATACCCGTGACGGGAAAACGATTGTAGAGGACGCAAAGGGCTTTAAGACAAAGGACTATATCATCAAGAAAAAACTGATGCTGGAGCGATTCGGCATTTGGGTGGAGGAAGTGTAAATGGCAGAACAAAGTTCGACGCTGTGTTGGTCGTGCAAATACGCCTGCGGAAAATGCCCCTGGTCGGAATGCGACAAGGAAACGCGGAAGCTGAAGTGGCAGCCGGTGGAAGGTTGGCGCGCGATCAGAACAAAGGTTTTGATGAATTCATGCGGCGGCGCTCGCAGGCATTACGAAACAAGCTACATTGTCACGGCCTGCCCGCAGTACGAGGTGGGATGAAATGAGCTGCTTTAACTGTCAGGAGCGGCACGTCGGCTGTCATTCGACCTGTGAACGATATGCTGCGTGGCTGCGAGAAAAGAAAGAGTCAAAAAGCAACGAAATGGCCAGCATAGCCGAAGAAAGCGCGATGATCAATTACATTCAAAGGTCAAAAGACCGATACAAACGGAGGGTGGGGAGAAAATGATCGAATATCCCTATTGCGTCTATCCGGCGCTGAAAAAGGTATTTTGCGAGCGGCAGTACACGCGCCGCCAGCTTGCCGAGGCGGTAGGCATTTCCAAAAGCAACATCTGGTGGTGGCTGTCGGGCAACAATCAGCATACCATCGACGTGATCAAAGGCATCCTCAGAGAGAGCGGCCTGACGTTCGAGGAAGCGTTTGGAGGTGCGGAATGAAAGTAGGCGACAAGGTGCGGGCGCAGTTTATGACGGTGCCGGAGGAGTTTTCGGGAAAAGCGCGCGGCGAAAAGCTGTACCCGCTCCGCACTGGCGTGGTGACGTACATCCATCCGCAGAGACGCTATGTGACCGTGGCGATCATGGTAGACGGCAAGGAGATCAAAGAGAGTTTCCGACCGGAGGAGGTGCTGGCATGAACGCGTTTCCCGAGCGCTTGAAGCGCTTACGGGAGAGAAAGAGAATAAAGCAATATGTCCTATCTGAACTGTGCGGTCTGCACCGTGACGCGGTGAGGCGGTACGAGGCGGGGGAGGCTACGCCCACAACGGACGCATTGGAAAGCATTGCCGACAAGTTCGGGGTATCGGTCGATTATCTGCTCGGACGGACGGATAATCCGATGACCGTGGACGATTATCTAAAAAAATTTTGAAAATTCCCCTTTTAAGGGGAAAAAGAAGAAAAACCTATGCAAAAATAGAGGCGTGATGGGGCGAGGCTCTTCACGCCTCTGCTTTTTCATCTGTTTCCTCCTCCCTTGATAGCCCGCCCTTCGGGGCGGGCGGTTGAGGGCAACATGCGGCATAGGCGCCCCGTAAGGGGAGACCACAGCGAGTGACGCCGAATGATGGCTGAAGCGCTAAAGCAGGGCAGGGCTGCAATGCCGTACCAGATGTGCCCTTCGGGGCGGGTAAAGTCTGCTATGTAAGGCCAAGGGGCTGGGGCTGGTAGCAAAACAAAAGGAAGTGAGCGTATGGCTGGCGGAGCGCCAAGAAAATGGAAAAGCGTAAAGGCAATGCAAGAAGCTATTGACGTTTACTTCAAAAAGTGCGAAGGCGAACCGTTTATCGGAGATGACGGCTGCGCTGTGCGAGATAAATACGGCATGCCGATTATCATCAATGCAAAGCCCCCGACAATCACAGGGCTTGCATTGGCGCTGGGATTCACAGGGAGACAAGCGCTGCTGGATTATCAAGCAAGGCCAGAGTTTGCGGACACGGTTACGCGCGCAAAGTCCAGATGTGAAGAATACGCCGAATCTCGGCTCTACGACAAAGACGGTGCGAACGGCGCGAAATTCTCGCTTGGCTGCAATTTTGGGTGGAATTCCGAGAACGAAAAAAGCGGCGACCCTGCGGCGTTGGCAGCTTTGCTTACTGCGTTAAAGGGCGAGAACAATGCAAATTAAAACGCTATCCGCAAAGCAGCGCAAAATAATGGAGTTTATCAGCTCCGATGATATGGCGCTGATTTGTGACGGCTCCGTCCGTTCCGGAAAGACGACGGTCATGTCGATGGCATTTGTGCTGTGGGCGATGCAGAACTACGACCGCACAAATTTCGCTATTTGCGGGAAGACGGTGCAGGCGGCAGAGCGAAATATCTTAAAACCGTTGATGGAAATTGAAGGGCTGGGTGTTGCGCTGTCCATGCATTACAAGGTTTCCACGAGAATTTTAACCGTTCGGTGCGGGGATAGAACAAATTGGTTTTACTTGTTCGGCGGTAAGGATGAAAGCTCGTATATGCTCATACAAGGCATCACGCTTGCCGGGGTCTTATTTGATGAAGTGGCACTTATGCCGCGTTCGTTCGTGGAGCAAGCGCTTTCCCGTGCGATTTCGTTTGAGCATCCGAAGTATTTTTTTAACTGCAACCCCGAATCACCGCAGCATTGGTTTTACAAAGAGTGGATTGAAAACAAACGGGAGAATACGCAGCACATTCACTTCCTGCTGAAAGATAACCCAATTCTCACACCGCAGATGATCGAGAGGACAAAGGCCATGTATAGCGGCGTGTTCTACGACCGATATATTCGCGGCTTGTGGGTGGTGGCCGAGGGGCTGATCTATCCCATGTTTGACGAGAGCTGCATTGTGGACGAGCTGCCGGAAACGGGAGAATACTATGTGTCCTGCGACTATGGCACGCTCAATCCATTTTCCGCTGGGCTGTGGCGCTGGGACGGAAAGACGGCCACGCGCATCAGGGAGTATTACTATTCCGGGCGTGAGAGCCAGAAGAACAAGACGGACGAGGAATACGCAGACGAAATTGAAAAGCTCATCGGCGAGGCGAACGTCAAAAGCATCATCGTTGACCCGTCTGCCGCCTCGTTTATCGAGGTTTTGCGGCGGCGTGGTTATATGGTGCGCAAGGCCAACAACGACGTAACCAACGGCATTATGACTACGGCGCGATTTTTGCAGGACGGCGTAATCAAGATACACCGAGATTGCAAAGACTGCATCCGAGAGTTTGGACTGTATCGGTGGGATGAAAAATCCGCCGATGACAGGCCGATCAAGGAAAACGACCACGCGATGGATGAAACACGGTATTTTGCTTATACGGTCCTGAAGAACAAGGCGTATCGGCGCGATTATACCCCCATTTGGAACAGATAGGACGGTGAGCGGCTATCAAAACATATAACGACCTTGTAGCGGTCGGTGAAAACGAGCAGGCGCGCATTGAGTTTGTTCGCAGCACGATCAATGAGCACCGCGAGAGCGCGGCGTATAAAACGGCGGTGGATGCGGAGGCGTACTATGACGGCTTGAATCCGACCATTAACCGCTATGAAAAGATCATCTATGATATGCAGGGGCGCAGCCACACGGATATGTGGACGGCAAACCACAAGCTTGCAAGCCGGTTCTTCGGTCTGGCGGTGGATCAGGAGGTTTCCTATCTTCTGGGTAACGGCGTGACCTTTGCGGAGAAGGAAACGCCGAACAAGCTATGCCCGGACTTCGATCAGGAAGTCATGGATGCGGCTCGTGAGGCAAAAATCGCGGGCGTGTCTTTTGGCTTTTGGGATTTGACGCATTTGCGGGTGTTCTCCCTGCTTGAGTTCGTTCCTCTCTATGATGAGGAAGACGGCGCGATGAAAGCCGGTATCCGCTTTTGGCAGGTGGCGCAGGATAAGCCCTTGAGAGCGACGCTGTACGAGCTTGACGGATTTACCGAGTATTTCCAGCCAAAAAACAAGAGCATGGAAGTAATGCAACCGAAGCGCAGCTATAAGCTGATCGAGCGCAAGGCAGAAGTAGGCGAAACCGAAATCTATGACGGCGGGAACTATCCGAGTTTCCCCATCGTCCCGCTGAAAAACAACAAGCGGTGCCTATCCGAAATTGTCGGCAAGCGCAACACCATTGACGCGCTCGACCTTGCGTCCTCTAACATGGTAAACAATGTGGATGAGGGCAACCTGATCTATTGGGTACTTTCTAACTGCAACGGCATGGACGATCTGGACGATGCAAAGTTTGTGGAGCGCTTGAAAACCACGCACGTTGCCCACGCCAACGGCGACGATGGCGCGAAGGTAGAGAGCAAGACCATTGAAGCACCTTATGAGGGCACCAGCAGCACCATTGATATGCTCAAGAAAAAGCTATACGAGGATTTCCAGAGCTTTGATGCTGCGGCGGTATCCGCCGGCAACCAGACGGCGACGGCAATCAAGGCCAGCTATGTGCCGCTGGATCTGAAAACGGACAAGTTTGAATCCGAGGTCACGCGTTTTATCGTGGAAATTCTGCGTTTGGCAGGCATTGAGGATCAGCCGAGCTACACGCGCAATCAGATTGTCAACAAGAGCGAGGAAACGCAGAATATCCTTCTGGGCGCGGCGTATTACGATGACGAATACATCACAAAAAAACTGCTGACCATCAACGGCGACATTGACCAGTACGAGGACATGGCAAAGCGGAAGGCGGCAGAAGAGATTGACCGCAGTCTTGCGGAACCGGTCGCGCCGGAGGTGAACGGCGATGGCGAACAGTGACCTCGGCCACAAGCTGACCGACAAGGAGCTTGCAAAGCTGGAGCGGCGCATTGCGAAATTGTACCGTGAGGCGGGGAAAGAACTGCAAGCGACCATCGACGCATACTTTGAGCAATTCAAAAAGCGCGACGAGGAAATGAAAGCGCTGATCGGCACCGTGCAGAACGGTAAGGAATGGACGGAGGCCGACTATAAGCAATGGCGGCTGAACCAGATCGGGCGTGGGGAACGCTATCAGGCCATGCGCGACAAGGTGGCGCACCGCGTGACCGATGCAAACGCTGTGGCGGTGTCCTACACCAACGATGCAACGCCGGGTATATACTCCCTCAACCGCAACTATTCGGCCTATACCATCGAGCAGGTCGCGGGCAACGTCGGCTTTGACTTGTGGGACGAGCAGACGGTCAAACGGCTCGTGGTAGAACAACCCGATTTAATGCCATACTACCCGCCGAAACGAGCATTAAAGCGCGGCATTGATCTTGCGTATGGCAAGAAGCAAATTACGGCAAGCGTGACAAGCTCCATCTTACAGGGCAAGAGCATCAAGCACATGGCGGATGACCTGCAAAAGCGGATCACCACCATGAGCCGCGATTCCGCCATCCGCACGGCCAGAACCGCTGTGACCAGCGCGCAGAACGCCGGACGCATGGACAGCTACGCGGCGGCGGAAAAGATGGGCATTAACGTCCGAAAGCGCTGGATCGCTACCAAAGATGGGCGCACGCGCCATGCACACGGTATGGTCGACGGGCAGACCGTTGAATGGGATAAGCCTTTTAATGTCGATGGATATGACATGATGTATCCGGGCGATATGGGTGCGCCGGGATATCTTGTGTATAATTGCCGATGCACGATGCGGACGGTCGAAAAGGCGGGTATTGAAGCAGAACCGAGAAAAATGCGTGTAAAAAACGCAAACGGCGAATATGAAGTTGTAAGCGAAATGACCTTTGCAGAATGGCAAGAATGGGTAAAAAGTCGTGGAAATTGAAATTGCAGATCATAGCAGTGAAATCGGCAAAGAGTTGCGCGCGGCGCTTTTACGGGCGTTGGAACGCTGCGGAACTCAAGCAGAAGGATATGCAAAAGACCTTGCGCCTTATGACACGAGCAGGCTGAAAAACAGCATTACGCATCAGGTCAACGATGACGAAATGTCGGTTATTATCGGCACGGACGTTGAATACGGCGTTTATCAAGAGCTTGGCACCGGCATTTATGCCGAGGGAGGCGGCGGGCGACCTACGCCGTGGGTATATCAAGACGCGAAGGGAAACTGGCATTACACACGCGGCAACAAGGCGCATCCGTTTCTGAAACCCGCTGCCGCCGACCATGCGGGACAGTATCGGGACATTCTGGAAAGAGAGCTGAAAAATGGATAAGGACTTTATCAAGAAGGTAAAACCCGCGAGGTACAGCGGTTTTATACAATCTATCGCCGCGACGGACTGCGGACAAGGGAAAGGAAGATAGAACAATGGCACTTACACGCAAACTTTTAAAGGGAATGGGTCTCACCGACGAACAGGTGGACACCATCATTGAGGCGCATACCGACACCGTGGACGGCTTAAAAGCTGATGTCAGCAAGTACAAGGCCGACGCGGAGAAGCTGCCCAACGTTCAGAAGCAGTTGGACGATCTCAAGGCGGCAGGTGACGGAGGTTACAAGGAGAAGTACGAGAAGGAACACTCGGCCTTTGAAGCCTTTAAAACCGACATCACGGCAAAGGAAAGCAAGGCGGCAAAGGAAAAGGCCGTGCGAGCTTACTTTGAGAGCAAAAACATCACCGGCGCAAATCTCGACCTTGCCATGCGCGGCTGCGGCGAGGAAATGGCCGCATTGGAGCTGGACGGCGAGAAGATCAAGGACACCAAGAGTCTTGATGCACTCGTAGACGGCACTTACAAGGGGCTTGTCTCCACCACGCAGACAAAGGGCGCGAATCCCGCCAATCCCCCGGCGAATCCCCCGGCAAAGAGTTACACCACCGCAGAGATCAAGAACATGAGCGCTGCGGAAATCAATGCGAATTGGGACAGCATCAAAGCGTCCCTGAATCAGAAAGGAGTTTAACACATGGCTGTTACCACTTTTATCCCCGAGCTTTGGAGCGCACGTCTGCTCTACGCCCTCGAGAAGTCCCACGTTGCGACGAACCTTGTCAACCGCAACTATGAGGGCGTTATCGCCAATCAGGGCGATACCGTCCATATCAACAGCATCGGCGCGATCACGGTCAAGGATTATACCAAGAACACCGACATTGCCGCGCCCGATGCGCTGACCACCACCGACCAGACCCTCGTTATCGACCAGTGCAAGTATTTCAACTTCCAGGTCGATGATGTGGACAAGGTGCAGGCGGCTGGTGACCTGATCGACACCGCAATGGGTCGCGCCGCGTACGCGCTGGCTGACACGTCCGATGCGTTCCTGCTCAAGACTATTGCCGCCGGAGCCGCTGCGGGCAACACTGTGGGCGCTGCGTCCGCTCCTGTTGCGCTGACCAAGGACAACGTGTACGAAAACATCGTAAAGCTGCGCACGAAGCTGGACAAGGCAAACGTTCCTAACACCGGCCGCACCCTCGTCGTGCCGCCCGAGGTTTATGCACTGCTGCTTCTGGATGACCGTTTCGCCAAGAGCACCGCAACTTCCGGTCAGGATGCGCTGCTCAACGGTCAGGTTGGCCGCGTGGCCGGCTTTACCGTGTTTATGAGCAACAACGTCAAGACCGGCACCGGTACGGACACCGGCAAGACCCCGTATTTTGAGATCACGGCACAGGTCGAGACTGCAACCACCTACGCCGAGCAGATCATCAAGACCGAGGGCTACCGCATGGAATCCCGCTTTGCCGACGGCGTGAAGGGTCTGCACGTCTACGGCGCAAAGGTCACGGACGGCAACCAGATCGCGAAAATCATCGCTTCTGTGGCTTAACAAGGAGGGCGGCGTAATGCTTGAACAGGTCTTACGGCACTTGAACAACTGGTTCCTTGTGGAGATTCACGAGGGCACGTTCACCGTGGAGAATGGCAGCATTACGCTGCCCCTTCTCCTGACCAATCAATATTTCCGCATCGTCGGCTCTGTATTTAACGACGGTCTGCATCAATATCCGGCGGTCGATTTAACGGACGAGACGTTTACCGGCTCTGTGTGGGCGCTTGCCGTGCCGAAAGCCGTAATCGATCTTTCGGTTGAGATCGAGGCGTGGCAGAAGAAGAACGGAGAGGCCGTTGCAAGCCCGTATCAAAGCGAGAGCTTCGGGGGCTACTCCTACACCAAACGCAGCGCGGGAAGCGACGGCGGTACGTTAAACGGCTGGCAGGACGCTTTCAGAGGCCGGTTAAACGACTGGCGCAAGCTCAAGGGGGTGGAACCGTGAGTTTACTCGACGATTTCGCAAGAAAATGCGTGCTGATGGAAAAGACGCGAACGCCGGACGGCGCAGGCGGCTACATCGTCGCATGGGCCGAAGGCGCGGAATTTCTCAACTACCAGGCGCTCGACACCTCGTTGGAAGCCCGCAGAGCCGAAAAAGAGGGCGTAACCTCGGTGTATTCCGCGCTGGTCAACAAGACCGTTCCCATCGAGTACAACGACTATTTTCGCGACACATCCACCGGCAACACCTACCGCGTGACATCAAACCCGGAAGAACGGGCTGCGCCGCGGTCGGCAGGCCCGACGGTCCGGGCGCTGAAATTCTTCACCGCGGAGCGAAAGGAGCTGCCAAAATGAAAAGAAAAACTTACATATTTAGCATGGATGCACCAGAGTGTCAGCGATGCTCCAATTATGACGATTGCCAAAGTAAACGGCGGGTGTTGTGCATGTATCTTGAACCGCTTACAAATCCGGCGGCAGAAAATTTGACGCAACCTATTATGGCGGACATGTTGGTTAAACACGATTACCGCGACATCAAGATAGCCGAGAACACAACTGTTACCATTGACCTTGAAAAAATGAAAAAGAATCTCGCAGAGGATATTTACAAGGCGATTAACTGTTCGTTTTTGCAAGGCGGTGCTTGAAATGACCAAGGATAAAGCGCTCCATGCGTGGTTTTCTCAATTCCTCCCGGCATACCCAACGTCCAACGTGCCGGATGATGCGGTGTTTCCGTGGCTGACCTATGAGCTTATCACCGGATCATGGGAGAGCGGCGAGATCGCGCTGACGGTGAATCTCTGGTATTACACAGAGAGCGAGGCGGTTCCCAATGCAAAGGCACAGGAGATCGCCGATGCAATCGGCATGGGCGGCTGCATGGTTCCATACGACGGCGGCGCTATGTGGATCAAGCGCGGCTCCCCGTGGTGCCAGAACATCGCGGACGAAAGCGATAAAAACATCAAGCGGCGGTATCTCAACATTACGGTTGAGTTCCTGTCGCAAAACTGACGAAAGGACAACGCAACATGAAATTTACGAAAATTCCTTCGGATGCGTTTCAGAAATTACAGATCAATGCCGGTATCCTGACGACCGACTTCACGCCGGCTACCGGCACCATCGGCGAAGCGGGGCAGATCGGCGCAACGACCGGCGGCGTCAACTTTACCGCTACGCCGACCTATTCGGACTTTGGCGATGGTATCGACAACTGCCCGAAGAACATGAAGGAGTTGAAAAAGCTCGATTCGTGGGAGGCCAAGATGACCGGTACGCTTGTCAATGCCGATACCGCCATTGCAAAGCGGTTGTGCGGCGCGGCGGACATCGGGACGACCGACACGACCAAGGTCACACCGCGCAACGACCTCAAGGACGCGGACTTTGACGATATCTGGCTTGTGGGCGATTACTCCGACAAGAACGGCGAAACCAACGGAGGCTTTATCGCTATCAAGCTGATCAACGCGCTTTCCACGGGCGGCTTCCAGCTCAAGACGGCGGACAAGGCCAAGGGCCAGTTTGCGTTCGAGTTTACCGGCCACTATTCCATGAGCGCGCAGGACACCGTTCCCTTTGAAATCTACATCAAGGCCGGCACGGCGGAGGCGTAAATGAGACTTTCCGACATTCAGGGCGAGCGCGTCTTTGACGTCATTGCGGATATCATCGACCCGATTGCCAACATTGCGGAGGACGATGCGGCATCCGCGCTGTTCAAGCGCGAGAAGCTGCCGGAGGGCATGACAGCCAAAGAGTTTATGACGCAGCGGGCGCGGAAAGCGCTCCCTGCGCTGCTCAAGGGCCACAAGGGCGATATCATCGCAATTCTTGCCTCTATTGAGGGCGTGAGCGCGGAGAACTACAAAGGCGCGCTGAACCTTGTCAAGCTGATGCGCGACGCGACGGAACTTTTGACCGATGAAGCATTCGGCGCGCTTTTTCTCTCAGCGCAGAGCGGGAAAACCTCTGGCTCTGCGCAGGAGAATACCGAGGGCAAAGACGAATAAAGCCGTTCCTGCGGTACTGTGTGGCGCGGCTCAATGAGAGAGCAAGAAACGACGCATACCGCATTTATGTGACCGACGCGCTGCGCGTGGTTGCGGAAAACACGGCCAGATATGCGGGCGGGAACTACATCAAGGCGCGATACGCGGACACGATTGAGCCGAAAAAGCAGGACAACAGAACGTGCGAAGAAATTACCGCCGATATTGTCGCGCGGTGCGGATTGGTGGTGAAACATGAATCTACTTGATTTATTTGTCAAAATCAGCGTAGACGATCAAGCAAGTTCCAATTTGGGCGGGATTGCGTCAAAAATTGGAAACGGGCTGAAAACGGCGGCAAAAATCGGCACGGCGGCAGTTGCCGCCGCTGCCGGGGCCGTGTCCCTCTTAACAAAACAATCTTTGGACGGTTACGCAGAATATGAACAGCTTGTCGGCGGCGTGGAAACGCTGTTTAAGCAGTCCGCCGATCAAGTAATAGAGTACGCAAATCGCGCCTATGAAACCGCCGGATTGTCTGCCAACGAGTACATGGATACCGTTACATCTTTTTCGGCGTCCTTGCTGCAAGGTCTTGGCGGAGACACGGAAAAGGCGGCAGAGGTCGCCAATCAGGCCGTCATTGACATGGCAGATAATGCCAACAAGATGGGCACAAGTATGGAAATGATTCAAAATGCCTATCAGGGCTTTGCCAAGCAGAACTATACCATGCTTGATAACCTCAAACTCGGTTATGGCGGGACGGCAACAGAGATGGCACGCCTCATTAACGATTCCGGCGTTTTTGGAGATACCGTCGAGGTAACAGCCGAAACGGTCAACAGCGTATCGTTTGATAAGATGATTGAGGCGATCCATGTAATACAGGATCAAATGGGCATCACGGGCACAACCGCGGAAGAGGCGGCCAGCACCATCGAAGGCAGCGTCAACATGATGAAATCCGCTTGGTCAAACCTTGTGACCGGAATTGCAGACGATAACGCGGACCTTGACAAGTTGATCGAAAACTTTACCTATTCGGTCAGCAAGGCCGCAGAAAACATTATCCCGCGCATTGAAAAGATTTTCACGGGATTTGGCGATCTTATTGTCAAGCTTGCACCTGTTATTTCGGAACAACTGCCGTCGCTTGTAAGCTCTGTTTTGCCGTCGCTTGTAGATGCTGCCACAGCATTAGTGCAAGGCGTGGTAGACGCAGCCCCCGGCATCGTTGCGGCGCTTGCTGATATGGCACCGCAAATTACCGGAGCGATTCTGTCAATCATACCCCAGCTATTAGACGTAGGTGTCCAAATGCTGATTGCATTGGTGCAAGGAATTGCATCGGCTATGCCGGAAATTGCGCCGCAGTTAGCAGATTGCGTGGCACAGATTGCGGAAGTGCTGACACAACCAGACACGCTTGTTGCTCTTGTTGAAGCAAGTACGCTGTTTATCGTCGCGCTTGTTGAGGGGCTTGTTGATAATCTGCCCACCCTTTTGGCGGAAGCACCCAAGATCGTAAAAAATCTTGCGTCTGCATTTATCCAGTCTCTTAGCTATATCGGAGAAGCGGCAATCGAAATCGGCGTCGCTCTTGTCCAAGGCATTTGGGATGGCATAAAAAGGATGGGCGACTGGCTTAAAAGCATGGTCGAGGGCTTTTTTGACGGTATTGTAGACGGCGTAAAATCGACGCTCGGCATCCACTCACCGTCTCGCGTATTTGCTGGGATCGGCGAAAACATGGCGCTGGGTCTCGGGGAGGGTTGGAACAGCGAGTTTGGATCCATTAAGCGCGACATCTCGAAAAACCTTGACTTCGGAACCGCATCTATTGATTTTGGAGCTTCCGGCGCTGCGGCTATTGGAAACTCTATCGCGTCCGGGATTGGCTCTATGGCAACAGGGAAAGAAGGCCAAATCATTATCAACCTGACGACCGAACTGGACGGCACCGTGCTGGCTCGGAAAATGGTGCCTTACAATGAAGCAGAAGCGGTGAGGAGTGGAGCATGAGAAAAACGATCAAGATCAATAACATTGACTTCACTGCGTACTTTACTCCTGTTGGCTATAAGGTAACGCACAAAAAGATCAAAGGTCCGAACGAGGGCTATATGCTCGATGGGAGTTTCACCGAAGACATTTTGGCAATTAAAGCAGTCATCACCTGTACTTGTATGCCGCTGACCGAAACGCAGCTAAATGCGTTACTCGCCCAGCTTTATAGCGGGACGCTCAACGTCTACTTTTTTGATCCTAAAACGGGAGATTATCGCACGGCTGCAATGACTTGCGAGCCGCCCGAAAGCGTAGATCGGGGGCAGGGGTCAAACGCGGCGGAATACTGGACGGGAACGGTGCTCGTGTTGACGGAGAAGTGAGCATGAAGATCACCTATAAAAGCTGGACATTTCTTTTTTCGCAAACCGAAAGCGCCAAGCCGACGCGCGAACAATCGTTAAGCTGCGAAAGCATTTCGGCGGATACGCTGACTGCGGTTGTCCGATGCAATGATCCGACCATTATGGCTTTTGCCAAGAACGACCCGATCCGCGTTTGGGAAAATGATTCCGACGCATCCATGCAGACCTATTATCTCCGGTCAATTACACGCACCGGCGCAACCTCGTATCGGCTCGTTGCGTGGTCTGCGGTCGGGCTTTTGGCGGCAATGGCGCACAAAGGCGGCATCTATACCGGGCAAACTGTGGCAGAGGCCGTTAAAGAAATCTGCGGGAACGTACCTGTTGTTGTAAAAAGCGTATTTGCCAACACCAAGCTATATGGATGGCTGCCGTATTGCCAGCCAAAAGCAGATAGGCGGGGGAAAAGCGCAAGAGACAACCTTGTGCAGGTGCTGTTTGCTATCGGCGCGTATTTGACGACCGATTTAAACGGCGTTTTGCACATTGATGCGTTATGGGATGGTGTCTCGTCCACGATTGGCAGCAACCGAATGTATGCCAGCGGCGGGAAAGTAAGCTATAGCGACCCCGTCTCCGCCGTTACCGTTACGGAGCATCAGTACATCGCGGGAACCGACGAAAAGGAGCTGTTTTCCGGCACATCTCAGCAGGGCGACATTATTACCTTTCCCGAGCCAATGCACTCACTCACAGCGACAGGCTTCACCATTTTGGAGAGTGGCGCAAACTACGCCAAAATCTCCTCCGGCTCCGGCTCGCTCAAGGGAAAGACGTACATCCACAACACGCGCCTCGTGACGCAAACCGTCACAGAGAACGCGGCGGAAAACGTCAAGTCCGTCACGGACGCCACGCTCGTCTCCCTTGTCAATTCCTCCGCTGTCGCCAAAAGGCTGGCAGACTATTATAAGTGCCGAGAGGCCATCACCAATGGCATTGTGAGCGGGCAGGAGAAGCCCGGACATGTGGTCAGCGTCTATCACCCCTACGATAAGCAAATGGTCTCTGCGTGCATCGTGAGCCTTGACACGACCATGAGCGGCACACTCAAGAGCGAAATGACGGCGCTTGTCGGTTTTCTGCCCCCGCAGCCGGAATCGTCGGAGTATTTTGACGAGCGCGTCATCCTCACCGGCTCTGGCGAGTGGACGGTCCCCGAGGGCGTGACGACCTACACCCGCGTGCTCATCGGCGGGGGCCGCGGCGGCAGCAGCGGCTATTGGGGCGAAAGCCCCACCGTGCGCACGCCGAAATCATGGACCGAGAAATCTGACGCTCTCAGACGCTACGTCGGCTTTAACCGCGGCGTCTCGCTGGAGGGCGGCAAGGGCGGCGAGCCGGGAGACGCGGGCGATGGCGGCAAGGTGCTGGTTGAAACCGTCACCGACGCCGTACCCGGCGCAAAGGTCTCCTATGCCTGCGGGAAGGGCGGCTACGGCGGCGTCTTTTCGCAAGGAAACGACGCGGGCGCGCCCGGTACCGCGACCACAATGGGCGGCGCAACGAGCGACACAGGCTCGTCGAGCGAGGCGGGCTACACCGACGCGATCACGGGCGAGGTCTTTGCCGCCAAAGGCAAAAGCGGCATCGCGGGCAGCCCGGGCAACGGCTACACATGGAGCGATGGAAAGTATACCTACCAGCCAAGCCCCTCGATCACCGTCGACGGCGTGACCTATTCCGCGGGCAAAGACAAGGATGAGGTCAAAGGAGGAGACGGGCGGGGCGACTACAAAATCGCGCCCTACGGTTATGTCGGCTACAGATGGCTCGGCGGCTACGGCGGCGGCGCGGCCGCAGGCTCCAACGGAAATGACGGCCTTGCAAACGGAAGCGGCGATGCCTATATCGGCTCCTCGAGCGCATTCGCGACGGTCACGGCGGCGCGCGGCGGCGCGGGCGCAGACGCAAAGCCTCCCGCCAAGGAGAGCCGTTACGGCTGCGGCGGCACAAGCG